ATAAATTTTGATTTAGTGGAAATTTTCTTAATATCTTATCTGCATCTAATACTTTACTTGAGTGTTGTTTCAATACAAAATTATGGACATCAGTTGTTGATGTAGTAGGACCAACTTGAATCGTGCTTGCTGAACCTATCTGTGCTGTAGATTGGAATAATCTTATCTTTGTTGTATTTTGACTTGGATCATCTGGTATTACAGGATCTACAAAATAAGTTCTACCAGTATCTAAACCAATAAATGGTTCTCCCTCTGGTTGATAAACAATCGCATCTCCTTGAATAAACTTGACATTTCTAGATAATGGGAAGTTTATGAAACTATATTTGTCATTTAAAGGACTAAAACCGTCTAATCCTGATGCAGTCCCTCCTGTTAATTTTTCCTCAATTATATCTGATGTTATATCATTACTAGGTAATGAGTTTGATGCAACATATCCATCCCTATTACCATCAACATAAACACTTAATGTATCTGCAATTATATTATTATTACCCTGTAAAAGAGGCACACCTGAACTAGTTGCTTTTTTAACTCTCCTACGAATATCATAGAGTTGATTTGCATCTTGCGTAAAACCTGCAATGTTAATTGCTGTGATTTGATTAAGACCCACATCAATACTACCAACATCACCACTACCAACTATAACTTGTTCGTTTCTTTTAAGTATATCAAAACCATCACCAACTTTAAGAGATGATTTATCAATTTTAGTATTTAATTTAAAAGTTGAACCACCGAAGGGTATATCAACTTGAAATCTTGAACTAGTATTGTAAATCCATGAATTTGCAAAAATCTGTTTATAGTTATCACGGTCATTTTCTATTTTCTCACCAACATTTCTAACAAAAAGATTTTCACTTTCATTAATCAAACTTATATCTGTTATTGGCACTAATTCAGATAGCACACCTGTAATTCTTAAATCAACTCTTTTTGATAAGTCACCATTTTCAAATCCAAATATAGTTTCATCTGCTCTTATATCATCAGCAGTTCCTATTCCTACACCTACTCCTGTGCAACCAAAGAATTGATTAATAGATTTTGAAGTATAATTAATCTCTGTATTAGCACCACTAATGACAGTTCCAGTAGTACCGAATCCTACTGTAGAATCTACACTTATAATAGATCCCCCTGCAGGAACTTGATCTAGTACTTTTGTATTACCAGGAATAGTGAATACACCTTCAATCAAATCACGATCACTAAATCCAACAAATAATGCAAGTTTAAAGTAATTTTTACCTTCTCTCTTAATTATTTCTACTTCTGAAACTGATGCATTAGTAGATGTATCAGTAGATTTAAATATAGTTTGACCAGTTAAGTTTTGAGGTTCACCCGTAGGTGTTATTAAATCAGCAACAATAACTTCACGACGAATATATTCTGCATCTGATGGTTTGATTAAGTTTCCCTCAAGATCAAGTATTCTAGACTCTACTCCATATAAAACTTTGAACAAAATTCTTACAGATTCTTCAATACCTTTAGACTGATAGAAAGAACGTGCAAATTTAACAAAATTACCAACATCTAAATTTTTATTAAATTCATTATTTTCTAATCCTGGCAAAAAGGTTTTCTTCATTTTTTTGAAGAATTCCTGTAAGAATAATACTGATAGATTAGTTAATGTAGATCCAGATGTATGAGATGATGCTGAAGTCTGATTAAATTCTAAACTCTCTTGGTTTATATTCAGAAGAGATGAGGATATCCCAACATTATAACCTGTAACACCACTAAATCCTCTTACACAACCAGTAAATGTAGTTGACGTAATACCTGTATAGGTAATAATTTCATCATCAATCTTTAATAAACCATACTCAGATGGAAATCCTTTAGTGCTTGGAACAGTTATTGTGGTATCTTCTGAATCTATATCACTTGATATTGTAGTTACTCCTACAATAACTTCAGGAACTAGATTATCAACTTTTAAATATTGATCAAGATTACTAATTAAATCTTGAGGACCACCTTGAAACTCCTGAGAAATATAGTATTGTTTAAAAAACTCAGTAGCTTTAGGAAAATCAGTTACCAAAAACTCAGGTAACTGATTCTCAATAATAGTATTGACTTGTATTCTTTTGTCAATTTTTGACATAAATTATTTCCTCTCTAAATCTCCATTAGAGTAACTAGATGTGTAGTAATCTCTTTGGAATACGACTCCTGAGACATCTTCTCCCGATGCAATTACATCCTTCACAGTATTTATTGTACTCTTAGAAACGTCAAAATTAAGGTATAAATCTTTCAATCCAACAACATCATTCGATTCTGGGAATGCTTGCACCTCAATAATATTATTTTCACTTACAGTTGATGTTATATTAATCGTATTGATGATAACTTCTCCCTTTTTATAATCAACAAGTCCTGCATCTTTAATCAAAACTCGTTGTTGATTCTTATTATTTTTTGAAACTACACTAAGTGTTCCTTGATTACTTCCATCTAAGTTACCAGATGCTGTCTTTTTAGGAACATCAGTCAGATAAGCAACTTCATTAAAACCGTTTATAGTAAAACCTGTGCTCTTGATGTTGAAACCAGCAGGATTAATATTGAAACGATTACCAAAACAAAGTTCATATTGTGCAAATTGATTTAGTAATGCTTTCAAATCTCTTCTTACTATCACTTTTGTTATGTTTGATGTAATACCATTATCAATACGATCTATTAATGTACTTACTTTACTATATTTAAATCTACCACCAAACTTATTTAACTCAACATTTTCAGCATATCTATTCAATCCAGCGATAACCGCAGACCTTAGATTAGCAGCAGAGTCAACTTGTGATGGGTTGTAGTAGATATTTGAGTTTATCTCCACATATAGTAATTTTAAATCAACAATTTCAGAATTTATACCAGCGATAGCGTAACTCTTTAACTTGTTTTTGATTTGAGACTTATCGAAATCAGATACAAATGTACCATTTTTAGGTTTGATACTTATCTGCACTTTACCAAATTGTGGTGGATCTAATTCTTCACCTCCAACCACTGCGACTGATTCTGTTTGTGGGAAAATTGTACCTATTATTGCCTCATAATCTCTTGGTGTAACTGCCCTATATTGTGCTGAGTAAAGTCTTGGTGCATAATACTTAATAGAAGACACATCCTCTGCTTCGTCACCATTAGAAGCGTTTGAAACGGTGGTTAATGAAATAGTATCTGTAGGTGTAAACAGTGTATTATCACTCTTTGTAAATGAACCTTGGAAACTAAAGTTTGCTGCACCATTACCAGTTGAACCATCAGTGACAATATAAGATGCAGTTACAATAGAATTATCCTCTAATTTTCTACCGAAGAACCCATCTCCAAATAAAATTTCATATTTTTGATCTTGAACTTCCTGTGCAAGAAATACTTCAGAGTTTTTGTCGATATTAAGTATATTATCAATCATTCGATACTTTCTTCCTAATGAAGCATCTGCTGGTCCTGACACAAATACCCTTAAAGTAGAACTATCAATGTCTGGACTATCAATAATAAATCTTTGAGTAGTAGATGCATCAATACGATATGTTCTTGTAAGATATGTTCCTTCAAATACAGTGATTGGATCATCAAATTGTGCGAATGAAGTTCCACCAATGTCTTTTACTCTTGATGAAACTATGCTATCAGGTGTTGAAAAACGAAAAGTTGTATTTTGTGAATTACCAACACAAACAAGTCCAGGACGTAGAGATAAGAACTTAGGAGTGCTATCATTGGTTGGTCCAACATTTATGTCACCAAGTCGTATTGTTGCTGTTGCAGCGGTTTTTGAACGTGGTACATATCCAATATTACGAGCAAGAGACACCACATTCTCACGAACAGTCGCAGAATCTAAGTATGCTTCGTTAGCAACTAAGTTTGCGTTAAAAGAGTTAATATACGTATTATATGCAAGTGTATCAATTAGAACTGAGAAGTTAGATCCTTCAAAATCAAAATCTGAGAAATCAGAGTTTGCACGTAGAAAATCTCGAATTTGTGCTTTGATATCATCAAAGTCTAAACTTGTAAACTGAGTAAAGGGCATATTATCTCGTTGGTTCTAAAATAAAGGTGAAAGATTGTGTTGGAACGTTCAATCCAAGAATATCAAAAAGCACTTTTACTTCAAACAAATTATCATCTGGTTTTGCATTTATCTCAACACCTATTTCACCAATTCTTGGTTCATAATTACGCACAGTATTACGTACTTGGTCTTCAATAATATGTGCAGTATGTCTTGAGAAGTTCTCAAATAGTGAATCACGAATATCAGTACCTAAATTTGGTTGAAAAAACCTTTCTGTTGGAATTGTTTCAACTAAATTTCTCACAGATCTTACGATTGCTCGCTCATTTAGTAGCACAGGAAGGTCTTTAGTCACTGGATGAGGTGAAAAAGACAAACTTATATCCTTAAATGCCCTAGATTTGCGTGGAATCGCCATTATTAATGCTTTTAGATTTATTTATACCCTATCTCGCATAATCTTTCATCTCATAATCGTCACTATCGAAGTATTCAAGCAACCACCATGCCACTGAACGTGGATTTTTACTACCACATGTGAAAATATCAAACGCAACACAACCTTTTTCTGGCCAAGTATGACAAGCAAGGTGACTTTCACCCAAAGTAACAGTACAAGTCACTCCATAAGGGTCAAAATGATGAGTATAAGTGTTTAAAACCTGTAAATTTTCGGTTTGACAAGCACCAACGCACTTTTCTTCAATTTTTTGAGCGTCATTTAACTTTTCAAAGGGTACATTATATACTTCGACAAGTAAATGTTGACCCATATGAGCATTTTTTACATTTTTCATTTATTTTTTACTTATTGGAACCTCGATAGTCCAAGAACTACCATTTAATTCGACTAAATCGAAGTTTTTCTTCGCATATGCCTTGCGTTTCTTTGCATCAGACTCAAGTTTTGTAAGATATGCCTCTCTACCAGGTTCTGGTTGTATTTCACCATAGTTGATATCACCCAATTCGGGTTCAATTTTAATTTCAACGTTTTTTCTTTTCTCTTCTTTGCGTTCTTTTGCTGTTTTCCAGAAATAATTCTCATCTGAACCCAATCCATCACGGTCATGACCATTTTCAACCTGATAATACACTGTTGAAACCTTAAAATCGGGCACTTTTGGTATTTCTGGTGTAATACTGTTGTCATATACACGCATTCTGTTGTTTGGATAGAGGCAAAA